GTAATAATCTTTTCAAATACTTCAGTATCTTGATCGTTCACGAACTTAATAAAAGGCATTCCCGCTTTACCAGATGTCAACATATCTGCTGCTTTCATAAAGTCAGCCTTATCTATACCACCACTTTTCTTTGCATAAGCACTAAGCTCATTGCCGGCTTTTTTCATTGCTGGAGTGGCTACTTCATCAAGTTTTACTGATTCATTTGGATTCTCATTACCAGGTTCTTCTCCGGTATCTTTTGCAAGCATATAATCTCTTACAGAATCAAGATAATCCATTGCCTTAGTAATTTTATTTTGGCACCACTCAGGCATATTCTCATCGTCTTCTAGCATATCATGCAGTTCTTCAGCAGCATCTGAGATAGTAACAAGCTGGGTCTTAGCCATATCACCCTCATAGTCATACTCTCCCGCATCGACATCTTCAAACATATAAAGATCATAAAGAAGCTCGGTATCTTCTTTCATAAGACTTTTTATTTTAGCCGCACTATAATCATGTTTAATCATAAGATTGTTTATAGCAGCCATAGAAAGGAAAGGTATATCTTTAGCAGCTAGTTGCTCTAACTCATCTTTACCAAATTTTGCTACCATAGTAGAAAGTTTAATAGCATCCGTAGGTTGGATTCTCTTACCTTTCATACCAGACCAATGTTTAGCCAGACGATCTAATTGATTTGCTGCTAACTTTTCTTCTATAGTTTTCATTTTGACCCTCTTACTTTTGCAGCCAGATCCTTGTCTGCCTTGCCCCATGTTCCTGATGATTTAGTTACGAACGAATTAACTCTTGCAAAACCCCACTGCTCTGGTGTAGTACCAGGTCGATGTCCAGTTTTCCAAGCAGCAACACCACGATTGTAAACCTGTCTTAATATACCAAGAGGCATACCAGATTTGTCTGCCTTCTTTTTAAGACCTGCTGTTGCGTCTTCATTTATATAAGCTTTAAATTTAATCATTCTGTTGCCCTATTCTTTGCTCTTGCTCTTGCTAATCTAGCGCGATCTAACATTCTATCATGCTTAAGTTTATCAGTTTCTTTTTCTCTATCAATCTTAGCTTGTGCAATTTTAATTGCATCTTCGCCATACATTTGTTTAAACTTTAAAGTGTGTTTACTCGGTTTTGTTTTTGCTGTAGCATCACCGGGTGCCTTTTTATAAGCACTTCTATCATCGTCTGCTTTTTTACCGTGCTTAGCAAAATGTCTTGCTCTTGCAAGTTTAGTGGCTTTTGTTTTAATACCAGCATAATAACCTTTTGGTTGAGTACCTGGTCTATCTTTAATATCTGAGTCTTGTGGCTGTGTAGTCTTTTCAGAAGTCTGACCTGGAGTCATAGATCTGGCTTTTTTATTAGAAGCATCAGTTCCCCAATCTGGTCTATCATTATACATAGAATCTTTGCTCTTAGCCTGATACATTTTAACTGAGTCTAACCATTTTCTCATTGCAGAGCCGTCTTCTTTTTCAACTATAAGATAATTGGACCCTTTATAAATTACAATCCCTTTTTCACCTGACTCTTTAACCTCAACCATATCGCCTTCGTTAAAAAGTTTACCATTTATATATTTTTCTCTTATGTCAGAAATAGGTTCCAGCTGAATAGAATTTCTAAATTCTGTTTCCTCTTTTAATCCCATGCCTTTTCTAATATCATTAAAAAGTTTCTTGGCGTCAGTATTAGACATTTTATCAGGTAAGCCTTGAGAAAACGAAGTGAAGTTATTATCTGAAGCATAGCCTCTTTGCTTAGTTCCAGAAGCGCCTTCAGCACCTTTGGCATCAGGGTCTCTTTGTCCTGCTGATACTATTTGAATTCCATCTGGGAAATTATAAAAGCCGTGCTTCCCTTTTTTACCATTATAATTATTCAGTCTTACTTTATATTCATCTAATCGGTCTGAACCAGCAACCATAACAACTTTTCTATAACCACGATCATATAAATCACTTAAAGCGTCAAACGGTGTTTTCACTTTCTTGTTAACAAGAACTTGTCTAGCATGTTTTGGAAACATTTTACGAATATACTTAACCTTACTAGTATATTCTAAAGGATTGTCTTTTTTATCATTAGATTGTGATAGATAAAGAAAATAAGGATTACGTCCGGCAGTGGAAGATAATTTATCCATAAGTTTTCCATGACCAATAGTAGGCGGATTCATTCTACCGAAGGCAAAATAAGCAACCTTTTCTTCTTCTACTAAAAACTGAGAAAATGAATTAATCATTCAGAAGATCCGCCTCTTTTTCTTTGCATTTCTGCTTTACGAATCAATGGAAACATTTTCTTAGCCAAACGATCAATACGTGTTTTCATTTCAGGCTTATCAAGTCTTTTCTCAATTTCAGCCTTACGTGCTATAGTTAATTCTCCACGTGGAATATCTTTTGTTATTTTTAGTAAGATTTTATTACGAGCAGCTCTTCTTGCTCTTTTTTGAAGAACCTCTTTACTCGCTACACGTCGAGCAGCTCTTTTTTTACCAAGAGCAATCTTGGCACGATTTCTTTTAAAATCACGAGCTTTCTTTAATCTTTGGGCCATAGACAAAGCTTCATCTGGAGACTCGTCTACACCACCGTCTAATCCAGTTCTTCTTTTTCTATGTCTTCTATATTTGATTTCATCAGGCTCACCGGGAGCGTAATCTACAGTAATTAAATCTTTAAATTTTAACATCAGTTTCTTCCTGGTTTATCCCATCCCTTTAAAATATTTGGCGAAAAGTTGTTGTATGAAAATTCCATTCTATCAACAATCTTTACCGCATCACCACCAAGTCTATCAATTGCTACATAACCTTCGTGACCTGTCGTCTTAAATCCCTTTGTAGTCTGTACAAATGTGTCGATCTTTTTAATATTATTAAGTATATTTATAAGTTTTAATTTTACTAAAACAATTAGTTTTTGTAATTCAAAGACCTTTATTAAGTTTTGTTTATTAGATGCCGAGAAAAATTTTAAGATTTCCTCTCTCTTTTTAACTTGCGCATCTTTACCGCGTTCTGACTTGCGTTTGAGGATTTCTTTTTCGTACTTGTCTTTGATCCACTTGATGAGCCCGTCGGCATGTCTTCGAGTGTCTTTAATAATTTCGCCTTTCCTGACAAAGGAGTTGTTATAGGTTTCGATTGTCTGCGAAAGCTCGTCGTTGGATTCAATTTCTTTAAGGGTGCTACTAGATATTTGGTTAAAGAGTTTCCCAATCTCCGAAAGACGTTCATTTACTTCCTCCGTATCCTTTTTTGACATTGTTACTTTAGTCATATCTCTTAACATTGCATCTTGAGACCAGACAGATTTTGATTTTTTAAACTTAGATGTATCTACACCATAACTTGCTTTCATCGTTTCAAAAGACGAGCCAGTGTATGTAGTATGCCAGACGATTCCAATTTTTGCCGATCTGATTTCTTTGGCTGCTGCAGTTCCTTCTGGGACCGCATAAATAATTGTATTAGGGTGAAAAGTGACATACTTTTTTCCATCTATAGTTTGACTGGACAAATCGTTGTTGCTGAATAAAAAATCTCCTTGAACAACACCTTTGATTCCAAGTGAAGGCAGATATTTAAGTGCGTCTTTGAGCTTATCAGCAAGATCACCAGAAGTATCAGCATCAATGTCAGCTGTAGATTTGTAGACCTTAGGGTTTTTGTTGAATATGCCTTTTTTGGCAACGAAAAATTTATTATCACTCGGATCAATACCAGCAAAAACAGCAGGAGCGCCATCCCATTTAACACTTACATTTCCTTTCTTGGTTCCACCAAGCATATCTCTTAAATCTCTAAGAGCAAAGATCGCTTCTCTTGTACCTTTTACCCCACCATAGATTACTCTATCTTCAATATGAGTCATGTGTGTATTTTTTTGTTCAGTTATACTTTGCTTAAAACTTATCATTTCATTAACTTCTTTATTGTTGACAATGCTTTTTTACCATCAGGGTGATTTGGATTAATACTTACTTCACTGCCATTCATAAAATCAGATATATTAGCTGATTTGCCTAATGCTGTAATTGCTTTATGTAAAGGATCTTTTGGATCATATTTTGTTTCAAATCCACTCTTACCTCTTAATTCTACCCATTTCTGATCACCTTTATTCCACATCTTCATAACATCCATATTTCTATTACGGATAAGTTTAAGTTTGACCCCTTCGGATATGAAACTCTTAAATTTTAACATTAGTTATCCTTTAAAATAAGATCAAAGGTTGCGCCACCACCAACATTATTTTGAGATTTTGCAACAATTTGTAAATCAGTTTTTTCAGTAAATACTAATGGAATAGGATAATCAACTGTAAACCCAGAAGCAAATACTCCAAATTGTCCTTTTACGTTAAAAGAACCATTAAGTGGTCTTGATATGAGTCTAAATAAAGCATCATTGTTTGCATCTATATTACCTTGTAAACGAATAAGATAACCAGTTTTACCTGCTGGAATCGTATATAGAGACATAAGAGTTTGTCCAGAGCCAGCTAATATGATTGCAAGATCTGTAGTTGCTCTCTTAATCCTAATCTCGTCTACATTTGTAGATCCCGTATTTGCAGTAATCATTCTTGCTCTAAACACTCTAAGAAACTGATTAGATGAAGCAGAACCACCAATTGTTAATGTTTCAGTTATTGGAGCATAGTTTTGATCTAAGCCTTGAACCTCAACGGTGCCATTATTATCAGAACTTGTATTATCAGCTACAGCTAATACAGTACCCGCAGCAGCATAAGCGTAGTCTGAGGTGCCATCCCATATAGTCTGATAAGAATTTGGAATTGATTCTCTATAACCAAACTTATTGATTGAAGATGTACCTGAAACAAGACCTTGAGCAATACCGATAAGATATGGTGTCAT